TATATCCATACCAAGAAAAGATGTTTCATCACTTTAATTCTACTAGGTTTAGTATTGTTTTAGCATGTAGACAGTCAGGTAAATCTATTTCTTCTGTTGTATATCTACTATGGTATGCATGTTTCCACCCAGAAAAGAACATCGCTATTCTAGCTAACAAGGGCGCAACTGCAAGAGAAATGTTAGCAAGAGTGACCTTGGCATTAGAGAATCTACCATTCTTTCTACAGCCCGGTTGTAAGGCTCTAAATAAAGGCTCTATCGAATTCTCTAATAACTCTAAGATAATGGCAGCTGCTACAAGTGGTTCATCTATTCGTGGTCTATCTATTAACTTGCTATTTCTTGATGAGTTTGCATTTGTAGAAAACGATGCACAATTCTATACATCCACATACCCAGTTGTTTCTTCTGGTAAAGACACTAAGGTAATCATTACTTCTACTGCTAATGGTATTGGTAACGTATATCATAAGATATGGGAAGGCGCTTCTCAGTCGACTAATGAATATAAACCCTTTCGTGTCGACTGGTGGGACGTGCCAGGTCGTGATGATGAATGGCGCAGGCAGACAATTTCTAATACGTCAGAACTACAGTTTGAACAAGAATTTGGTAATACATTTCATGGCCGTGGTAATACTCTAATTGATGCCAATCATCTACTTTCTCAAAAGTCAGTAGAACCCATGGAGTATAAAGAAAATATTTGGGTATACGATTTACCTGTACAGAATCATGATTATGTCATGACAGTGGATGTTGCTAAGGGTCGTGGACAAGATTACTCTACATTTAATGTTATTGATGTAAGTAAGCGGCCTTTCGAGCAGGTGTGTACATTTAGAGATAATAATATCTCGCCTATGTTATTACCAGACATTATATATAAATATGCAAACTACTATAATAAAGCATATGTTATTATTGAAAGTAATGACCAAGGTGGTGTAGTATGTAATGGTTTATATTATGATTTAGAATATGAAAATATGTTTGTAGAATCATCTATTAAGGCCAATGCTCTTGGTGCTACAATGACACGAAGAGTAAAACGTATTGGTTGTTCAACTATAAAAGATTTAATTGAACAAAAGAAATTATTGGTAAAAGACGCGAATACTATCGTAGAGATGAGTACTTTTGTAAGTAAAGGTAATTCATATCAAGCTGTAGGATCCAATCATGACGATTTAATGATGAATTTAGTTATGTTTGCATGGTTTGTTACTACAGATATATTCGAAGGTTTTGCTGATGTTAATATGAAAGATATGTTATACCGAGAACGATTAAAAGCTATACAGGATGATATGTTACCTTTTGGTTTCATACCAGATATTGAAGAAAAACCTAGTGGTGAAAAGCTGCCAGGTGATGACAACTTGTGGTTTGAGGGTGATGCATTTGACAAGTTACTACGTTAGGATTTGGTTATTTATAAATAATAGTAGTGAAGATTCGTATAATGAAAAACATATTAACTAACTCAATGAGAGGATAAAGCGATGGCATTTCAAGTATCACCAGGAGTTCAGGTCAAAGAAATTGATGCAACAGGGGTAGTACCCGCAGTATCAACATCTATTGGCGGAATGAGTGGGTCATTTAATTGGGGGCCGGTAGAAGAGATTGTAACTGTAACTTCGGAGAAAGAACTAGCAGGCACATTCGGGACACCAGATTCCAATACTTATAAACATTTCCTCACAGCGGCATCATTTTTGAAGTATGGTGGCGTTCTCAAGGTAGTTCGAGCTAAAACAGGGCATGATAATGCTACTGCTGCAGGCGGCGGACTCTTTGTGGGAAATGATTCAGATTATGAAAACAGAGGATCTGTTAACGAAGGAGCTTGGGTAGCTAAATACCCAGGAGCTTTAGGTAACAGTCTTAAAATATCAGTATGTCCAGCAGATTCAACTGCTTGGAATGCATGGGCTTATTCAAGTTCATTTGTATCTATTCCGGAAACTTCGGATTATGCAAAAGACTTAGGTAAGACTGCAGCGGCAGATGAACTTCATATTGCCATTATTGATATAGACGGAGCGTGGTCAGGTAAAGCTGGTACAGTATTAGAAACTTTTGATTATTTATCACAAGGTTCTGACGCTAAAGGTATAGACGGTACATCTAACTATTATGTTGACGTGATTAATGCACGTTCACAGTATGTAAGATGGCTAGCTGCACCAACAGGTTTAACTGATGCAGGTGATGCAATTTCTGCAACATCTACATTTACTACAGTAACTGCTCCAATCGAAAACTCGTTAACTGCCGGAACAGATGATAATACCCCTACAGCTGCAGAAGTTGTAACAGGTCTTCAAATGTTCTTAGATTCAGAAACAGTAGATGTGAACTTATTATTTGCATTCCCTGGTTCTAATAGTGGTGTTGGTGAAGCGGGTGCTACAGATAAAGATATTGCAGCAGGTCTTATTACACTTGTAGAAAGTAGAAAAGATTGTATGGCATTTGTATCTCCACCTGTTGTAGCTTCAAGAGGCACAACTCCGGAATCTACTGTAAAAACTTGGGTAGAAAGTTTAAATTCTACCTCATATGCATCTGCAGATTCTTCTGCGGTTTATGTGTATGATAAATACAATGACGTATATCGTTGGATTGGTGCAGCAGGCCACATTGCTGGTTTATGTGCTAATACAGATAGCGTATCTGATGCATGGTTCTCACCAGCTGGTGTTAATCGTGGCCAGATCTTAGGTGTTACTAAGTTGGCTTGGAATCCTTCGAAAGGACATAGAGACTTACTTTATAAAGCAAGATGTAATCCAATTGTTTCATTACCTGGTCAAGGTACTGTTCTATTTGGTGATAAAACTTTGCTTAAGAGACCGTCTGCTTTCGATAGAATCAATGTTAGAAGACTATTCATTGTATTAGAAAAGGCAATCTCAACTGCTGCAGAAGCTCAACTGTTTGAATTCAATGACGAGTTTACTCGTGCACAGTTCAGAAATTTAGTTGAACCATTCTTACGTGACGTAAAAGGTCGTAGGGGTGTAACAGACTTCTCAGTTGTGTGTGATACTACTAATAACACAGGTCAAGTTATTGACGCTAATAGTTTTGTGGCTGATATTTATATCAAACCCGCAAGGTCTATTAACTTCATTACTCTTAACTTTGTGGCAACAAGAACCGGCGTAGATTTCTCAGAAATCTCTGGCGTATAAGGGAGAATAGAAAATGGCAATTTTAGGCGTAGATGATTTTAAATCCAAATTAGTTGGAGGTGGCGCTCGTGCTAACATGTTCAAAGTTACTTGTAACTTTCCAAGTTATGCGGCAGGTGATGTTGAATTAACTTCTTTCTTATGTAAAGGTGCTCAGATGCCTGCTTCAGTAATTAGTCCAATCATGATACCGTTTCGTGGTAGACAATTACAGATAGCTGGTGATAGAACATTCGAACCATGGTCAATTACCATCATTAATGATGCTGATTTCCTAGTTCGTAGCTCCTTTGAGAGATGGATGAATGGTATCAACAACCACAATGAAAACACAGGACTATCTAATCCTACTGACTATCAGGCTGACATGATTGTAGAACAATTAAATAAAGCCGGAGAAGTTACTAAGAAGTATGATATCCGTGGAACTTTCCCAACGAACCTAAGTGCAATTGAACTTTCTTATGATTCAGAAAATGCAATCGAAGAATTTACAGTTGAACTACAAGTTCAGTATTGGGAGTCCGATACTACATCATAATTTGGTGTATAAATATAATAGAAGGAGGGATTAAATTCCCTCCTGATATTATTTGAGGAAATATATATGGCCGATTTTTTTGGTTTTGAAATAAAAAGGAAAGGTAATGGAGAACCCGTAAGGCCTTCATTTGTTCCTAATACGGATGAGGACGGCTCTGGTGTTATTCAGGCTGGTGGCCATTTTGGCGCTTATCTTGATTTAGATGGTGATAAAGCTAAAAATGAAGTCGATCTGATTTTTAAGTATAGAGATATAGCGTCTCAGCCAGAATGCGATGCCGCTATTGAAGATATTATTAACGAATCTATTGTAGGTGATAATGATGAAGCACCTGTTAATTTAATTCTTGATCAATTAGAAATTTCTGATAAGATCAAAGAATCTATTAAGAATGAATTTGAAACAGTATTAAAACTATTAAACTTCAATTCATATGCACATGATATATTTAGAAAATGGTATGTGGACGGAAGATTACCATATCACATCATAATTGATGACAAATCACCTAAAGCTGGTATTAAAGAATTACGATATATTGACCCTACTAAACTAAGAAAGGTCAAAGAAGTAGAAGAAGAGAAAGACCCTACTACTGGGGCAAATATTATTAAGAAGATAGACGAATATTTCTTATTCCAGGACAATCAAATGAGTGCCGCTGGTCAGGGATTAAAAATACACCCAGATGCTATATGTTATGCAACTTCTGGTATGTTGGATCCACAAAGAAAAAGAATACTATCTTACTTACATAAAGCAATTAAACCTGTCAACCAACTTCGCATGATGGAAGATTCTTTGGTTATCTATAGAATTAGTAGAGCGCCAGAAAGACGAATCTTTTATATTGACGTTGGTAACCTACCTAAAGGTAAGGCAGAAGAATACTTAAAAGGTATTATGAGTCAGTATAGAAACAAATTAGTATATGATGCTAAGACTGGCGACTTAAAAGACGATAAGAAACATATGTCAATGTTGGAAGATTTCTTCTTGCCTCGAAGAGAAGGTGGAAGAGGTACTGAAATTTCTACATTGCCTGGTGGTGAAAACCTGGGCCAGATTGATGATATAATATATTTTCAAAAGAAACTATATAAGTCCTTGAATGTTCCAGCTAACAGATTAGAACAAGAACAACAATTTACGTTGGGTAGAAGTACTGAAATTTCTAGGGATGAGATCAAATTTAAGAAATTTATTGATAGACTTAGAAAAAGATTTAGTGATGTATTCAACCAACTGCTAAAAACACAGCTGATCTTAAAAGGTATTATTACTACACAAGATTGGAATGATTTCAAAACCTATATTGCTTATGATTTCATTGAAGATAATTACTTCTCTGAATTAAAACAATCAGAGATGATGAGAGAAAGATTTGAGATGCTAGGAACAGTAGATGAATATGCTGGTAAGTATGTTTCTAATGAATGGATCAGAAAGAATGTCCTTAAAATGGATGATGATTCTATTAAAGAAATGGAAGACCAGATTAGTGCAGAAAAAGAGTTAGGCGATGATGATGATGATGATCTCGATCTTGACTTATAAAATATTATAAATATATAATAGGAGAAATTAATAATGACTATAGAACAAATGATTGATTTGGTGGGTAAAGGTGATAATATTGGTGCTGGTAAAGCATTCGATGGAGTTATTGCAGACAAATTACAGGCCGCATTAGATGCTAAAAAGATTGAAATTGCATCTACTATCGGCAATTCTTCGGAAGAAACCGAAGTATAATAAAGGGAAATAGCTATAATGAAACTTATATCAGAGTATCATGATAGTAACCTTCAGGTTATTACAGAAAAGAAAAAAGACGGTGGCAATTCGTATGTCATTGAAGGCGTGTTTATGCAGGCCGATAAAAAGAATAGAAACGGTAGAGTATATGAGAAATCAATACTAGAAGGTGCCGTAGATAAATACGTAAAAGAACAAGTCAAGACAGGTAGAGCAGTCGGAGAGTTAAATCATCCAGAAGGCCCTACAATTAATCTTGACAAAGTTTCACATAAGATTACTGAACTCAGATTTGAGGGAAGTGATGTTATAGGAAAAGCATCAATACTAAACACCCCTATGGGCAAGATCGTTGAAGGTCTACTTGAAGGTGGAGTTAAGCTTGGTGTATCAAGTCGTGGTATGGGAACTCTTGTGAATAAGCAAGGTACATCGCATGTTGGAAAAGATTTTATGCTTTCCACAGTCGATATCGTTCAAGACCCTAGTGCTCCAGAGGCGTTTGTCAATGGAATCATGGAAGGTGTTGAGTGGGTATGGAATAATGGTGTACTGAAGCCACAAGAAATTGAAGAAATTGAGACTGAAATAAAAGAAGCTCGAGGTATGCGTTCATCGGATATTGAGATTAAAGCTTTTAAGAATTTCCTCTCTAAACTTGTAAATTCTTAA